TTGGTCGTGAAATAATAGCCGGCCTCGTTGAAGGGCGTGTTCGGCATCGCGCGCACGTTCTTCATCTTGGTGGTGTCGATCTGCTGGAACACGAAGTCCCAGACCGGACACGGCACCACTTCGACGCCGGAGCCGGCATAGCGGTAGAAATTGGAGGTGCCCATCCAATGCACGCCGCCGCGCAACTGCTGCACCGCGTGCTTTGAGGCGGCGCCCGCGCCGGCGCCGATCTTGTTGAAGCCGTAGACGTTCGGAAAGCCGATGAAGTTCATGATCCAGAGATCGAGGTCGGTCCAGATCAGGTTCTGGTTCGACACCGCCATCCCCGCCATGATCTCCGAGCCGATCGGGATGCGGAAATTGCGCGCAAGATTGGTGTCCGACGGCGTCCAGTCGAAGAAATTGCCGCTGTCGCACCACTGCACCAGCATCGGGTCCTGCACCAGACCGATTTGTTCGGTGATAGTCGAGCCATAGGCGATCACGATCTGCGCCGAGGTCGAGACGAACATGCCGGAATTGTAGATCGGCCCTGACGAGATCAGGCTGGCGTTCTGGAATCCGCCGGTCGGATCCCAGTAATAGATGCCACCGTCCTCGGGGCACGAAAGCAGGATCTGGCCCCAATTGTCGGTGGTCCAGTCCGTCGCGGTGATTGCGGCGCCCTGCTGCACCGGATTGGAAACGCCGGTGCCGAAGCCGCCGAGCCCGTAGCCGCCGATGCCAAAGCCGACACCGCCCGGGGGCGGCCCGAGCGCAATGTAGTAGACGATCTCGGCGTTTCCGCCATTCATCGAGGCCGAGCCGGATGCCGTGGCCTGGGCGCTGACCGGAATGATGAAGTTATTGGCGTCGGTGATGGTGCTGGCAGCGTACAGACCATCGATCGTGATGCCATTCACAGTCGTCGGGATCGGGAAAACGATAGTGTTGCTTGGCGCGGCTCCGAGGCCGTGCGCGGGCAGATTCACCGAAACGTTGGCGCTGCCTGTCGTGGTGGTGAACACCGGCGCCGATCCACCATTGGTCACAGCCGCGGTGGCTTGAGTGGCAGCGGTGATGCGATAGCTGTGCGCGCCGGAGACGCTGTCGATCGGATAGAGGCCAGAGAGGATGATACCACCCACCGAGATTGGCACATTGAAGAACACCGAATCGTGGGACGTCACCGTGTTGATGTTGGGGTCGGTGACTTGGACCGAGGCCGAGCCGATCGTGGTGGTGAAGTTGGGGGTGAAGTCCGATGTCAGCGTCTGCGGCGTGATGGCGACGAGCGCACCTGACGCGATGATATAAAGCTGCGTGCCGGTACCGATCGCGAGCCGACTGACTTGATTGAGATCCTGCCAAGCATGCATGTCGCGCGGCACGCCGCTGAGCGCGAACGGATAGAAGCTGGCCCAGCCGCCGTATTTCTGGGTGAGGCCGTCGCGGAAGCGGATCAACTGGCTCTGCGAGATGCCAGCCTCGTTCAACGTCGGCGTACGCTCGACGTTTACCCCGGGCACAAGCTTGACGCTGCCAAAAGCCATGGGGGTCCCTTTAGGTCTTCAAAACCCAGATGCCGGCGACCTGGGTGTTCGGCATGTTGTTGTGCGAGCCGCCGCTGCCGGCGCTGTAGGTGGTGTTGAGCCCGTTCGGGCTGTTGACACTGATGTTGGTTATGGCCACCGAGGTGGTGCTGCCGACGGGCGCGTTGCCAAAGGCGCCGCCGCCTCCGGTGCTGCCGGTGCTGCCCGGAGCGGCGTAATTATGCGAGTGGCCCGGATCATAGATCCCCGCAATGTGGTAATGCGACGGCATCTGGTTGGTGTTCAGCGTCACTGACTGGGCATTCATCGCCCCGCCCATCGTCTGGCCATTGAGACCACATTCGGCAACGGTAACGCGCGTGCCGGTGCCGTCATAGGCCAGCGGGTAGCGGCCGCGCAGGTCGGGGACACCGAAGGTGGTGACACCATTGCCGCCGAAATTCGCAGCCATCCTGGCGCCGAGATAGGGGAACTGCGAGAACAGGTATGTCGCGGTGCCGTCGCAGAGCAAAAAGGGTGGATTGGTGCAGGCAGCGACCCAAGCCGGCATCGCGGTGAGCCCGACCCAAAACTCCATCTGGCCGACCTTGCCGAGATCGACGAAGCGGACATTGGACCCGTCATTGTAGATCGTGACGCGGTCGCCTTGGTTGATGGCGATGACCTCGGTAGCCGCCACCGCGCCGCGGAACGTCAGCACGAAATTGCCGGTGGTCAAGTTCTCGACGATGTAAGCGCCGGGCAGAGGCAGCGTGATCTGCTGATTCGCCGTCAGCACGCCGGTGAAGCGCAGCACCCGGTTCTGCGATTGCGTTGGTCCAGGGGACGGGGTCGCCGTGAAGCCGGCCGGCGCCGTCAATGTCAGCGGCGCGGCCCCGGTGACCGCGATCGTCTGCACGCCGCCGATAAAACCGTCGACCGCCACCATGTTCGGGTTGACGTCGAGCAGCCCCCACTGGTCGACATCGGCGCCGGTCAGCGGGACGATGATGCCGACATTGACGGTTTGTGGATTGGACACTTCTCACCCCCTCATCATGTGCGCGGCGGCGTCGCGATCGGGTCCGGCGATTTCGACGACCAGCCCTGCGCCCCAAACTTCTTCCTGATCTCCTCGACCTTAGCCGAATCGATCAGCGGCTTCACATGGCTTTCCCATGTCACGGCCTGCTGTGGGTTGTCACCCATCGCCGAGAAGTTCTGCTGGTAGCCGGCCGCGAACACCAAGGCCGCGGCGAGAAACACGTCAGGCAAATATTGCGAGAGGAACGTGGTCTGATTCGTGGCTGACAGCGGTGCCGGGCGGATCGTGCCGACCACCTCGACGGTGTAGGCGCTGTCGGGCCACGGTCCCAAGATCCAGTCCTGCTGACTGATCGGCGCGAAATATCCTGGCACGCCCTCGCCTGTGACGCTGGGGTACACCACGTCGAGATATTCCTTGGACGCCGGCAATAGCGCCACCCGCTCGCCCAGTTCCGGATTGGTGATGCCGGCCGGCGTGATCACGTTGAACTCCTCGACCACCACAAAGGTGCCGCTGGTGGTCGGCAGCGTGAACTTGCGACTGCCGCTCGTGAGCAGGCCGGTCGCCGTCACCATGGTCGAGAGCAGGTCCAGCTCGCGATAGAGCCGCTGCTCGGCGTCGTCGATGATGTTCGGCAGCGCCGTCAGGTAACCAGGGTCCGTTGGCTCAACCGAGATCAGGTTGGCCAGCGAGGTGACGAAGGTGCTGTAGGTCAAGCTCACTGTAAGTGCCTCGCGCCCTAGAAGGTGAATAGCGCTTTAAGCGCCGCGCCAACGCTCGAAGGCCCGGCGATGCCAAAGACCAAGGCGTCACCCGGGTTGCAGACGATCCCCGGCGCCGGGTAGTCCTGCTTCCATGAAATGACATCCGTCTCATGAACGTAGAAATTTTCATGATCGGCAGCGCTCGCCGGCTGCTCAAGGTTGAGGTAGACCGTGCCGCCCGCAGCCGGAGAGCCCGCGAAGATATAACTAAACACGCTCACGACCTTGATCGGCGCCGCCAGCCCGGTAGCTGGATTGATCAGATTGTTCACCCACTGACCCGTGGCCGGATAGGTGGCGCCGCAGTGGCACGCGACCATGCCAAGACCGCCGGCGCCCACACCTCCCGACGGGATCCACGCCGCAGGCAATCCCGACGGCGGAATCCATGATGCCCTGATCGCGCTTGGCAAGGAGAAGCCAAGAGCCAAGGCCGCAAGTCGTCGTCGCGTGATCATTCCCAAGCCCCGTTAATTGTAGAAAGCCTCAACGATGATGTGGCCAGCGGCGCCGCCGCCGCCCGCGAACCCGTTTGTGCCAGCCGTTCCGCCATTGGCGAGCGCGCCGACAGCGTAGGTGTAAGTTGCTGCTGGCGAGCTGATGAATGCGATGCAAGCTGCACCAGCGCCACCACCCGTCCCGGAGAAGTTTGAGCTTGTGTTGCCGGTGCCTCCACCCTGTCCACCGCCGCCCGTGTTCGTGACTGCGGTCGCGCCAGCAACGCCCTGCTGACCGCCCCGACCTCCACCTCCCAAGATCGTGCTGCCGCCAAAAGGCCCGGAAATCCCGAATGTAGACGATCCGTTAGAGGTCTGGCCGCCACCGCTCTCACCCGTGATTGATATGGCGCAAGTGCCGGACCCTGAAGTTGATCCGCCGACAGGGCCTGCTGGCGTCGTCCACGAACCAGCGCCGCCACCGCCAGCCTGATAGACCGGGCTCGTGCAAGCCGCGCCGCTCGTGTTCCAGCATGACGGATTGCCAGCCGTTCCAGCACCACCGCTTGCCGTACCGCCACCACCGCCGCCGCCACCCCCGCCGATGATGGTCAGTTTGAGGTAGATCGCACCGGATGGCGTCGTGTAGGTGCCGTTGTTGGCTGAACTGCCGCCGTTGTTACACGTCGTGGCGGAGGTCGAGATAATGTCGCACACAACCGGCTGCGCGCGGGTAACACCCGTGATCGCCGTGGCGCCTGAGAAGACTGCGAGCTGACCTGCGGATGGAGACCCACTCGTCGTAACGGTACCACCGCCAGCCGACGTTGCCCACGTCCCGTCACCTCACCAGAAGGTGCTACTGGAGGCGCTGGTGCCGCTGTTCAGATTATTGACCGACAGGTTGCCCGTCACGCCATTGGCAAGGTTGATCTGATCCCAGGCCGGCGCATTGCTGGTGCCGGTGTTGGCGAGATAGCGCGTCGCCGTGGTGTTCTTGGGCAGTGAAGCAATGGTGTTCAGCGCCGAGGCATAGAGCAGATCCCCCTGCGCGACGGTGGCAAGACCGGTGCCACCGCGCGTGACGCCGAGCTGTCCGGTCCACCCCAGCGTCAGAGACGCCGCATTAACCAGCGCCGCCGAAGGCGAACCGCCCAATGTGAGCGTGACGTTAGTGTCGTCGGTCTTGGTCAGCGCCGCACCGGTGATGCCGATGGCGCCTGTAGCCGACAGCGTGATCGGCGCGGTTGCGCTCACCGCCATAGTGCCGGCGGCGGCCGGGATGTTGATGGTGACGGTGCCGAGCGCGCCGGTGACGGGTTGCAGCGTCACGGTGCCGGAGGTGGCGTTCTGGAAGCCGAGCGAGCCGACCGTGGTACCGGCCAAGCCGAGCAC